AACAGATTGGTGGAGATTGAGGTAGTTGAGAACCATTCTCAATAACACATAGTAATAAGCATTATCCCTAGTAAATAGAATTGGATAGGGTATCTAATCGCCGAAAAGAGCACCCTACTGGGGGCATTTTGCGTCCCAGTACACTCGTTAATAGGCTTCAGACATTTTTGTCATTTTTTAAAGGGACTATGTAATCATTTTAGTATTATCTGTCGGATCTTGCTCTTCTTGTACTTCAGATGCAAAGGAAGTGTCTTTTCTTTCTTTTTTAAGCTCTTTATCGTATTTATCATACATATCCAGACACCATTGCTTAAGATCTTGCATAGTCGGAGTAAACTTAGCTACACCAGACACTCTCCAAGCTTCTTTAGGGTCTTTATGCATTTTAGACTGACCTTTATAGAGGGTTACGAAATAATTAGGACCATCATGAGAGATATGGTAAGAACATATAAAACCTTTACCATTACCTTCCCATTCTTTAGGTTTCATACAGTAGTATAAGTAGTAACGGGTAGAATTCAGACTCCGCTCTTCGCTCGCCTTCGGCTCGCTCCTCGCTCCGTGAGGGCCTTGGTGGGATTCTCTGTTCCCAGGATTCACCAAGTAGTAGTGAGTTAGTGGAGGTACTTACGGATTATCCATTCAGAGGATAATAGTAAAGAAGGAAGGATTGTCTTCTACGAAGTAGATGGCAAGCTCTTCCTTCCGGGTCGGGAGAGGTCCACCCTTCCTCTCCCTGTATAAGGTGGTCATCAACCTAAACCCAGTGGTGCACTAGTGTGCCACCCAGGTGGGGACTGACTTCTTATTTACACCTCTAGCTTGTTGTCTTTGTTGTAGGTTCATACCGAATGCCATGTGATTAGCAGCAGCTTCAGGGTCATCTAACCAAGCCTGCATCATGTCATCCCAATCTTGTCTACGTTCTTGTTTAACTTGTTCGTAGGCAGAGATAGCTAGAGCATCTGTGAAGTATTTAACACCTTGAGCTAGGCAGTCTAATCTGTCATCATGTTTAACTGCACCTTTCTCACGACACATTCTACTCATTTGATAGAAGAGCATATAGAGGAGTCGTTCTTCAGGAGCTGCATCAGGATTAGAGGAGAAGTCCCATTCAATGACACCTTTGTCAACTACCAAGCGGTGTTGGTTCATGACAGGTTCTAGAGCATCAATGATACGGTCTTCTTTTCTTACATTGGCCCGTACTTCTTCTATATCGATAGCCATCTTACCTTGTGTCATATGTTTACGGAATAGTTCTGCAACCATACCATCACCAAAGTTAGTTTCGATTAGAAGTTTAGTAGCCTTATATTTATTACAACCTCTCAGAATATCGAGAAGTGTTTTGTCGGAGTACCCGTCTCGATAAGCACGCATTTCGTGCAGGTACAGGTAACCGTTGCGTTGGGAGATATAAGCTGCTGCCGTTTCATCCGAGCCACGGCCCGACGGGTCAACGCTGCAGATTGTCTCCGTGTAAGGATTCCATTCTCCTTGGAGTGACATTGGAGAGTAGAAATAATCTCCAGGTAGTCCCACAATTGGGAGGTCCTTGATGGTGTTGCTTGGGTCGGAACACCAGACGACGTTATCAGGAGCGGAAGTAGGGTTAACGGAAGTAACCACGAGGTCCGCCATTTTAAGAGGGAACTTTTCTGCATCACTAAGGGAAGTATCGAGCATGAACTGCAACATAAAGTTGCTACGTCCCATAGATGCTTCGCGGTCTATGAGATCATCATTATCGAATCGATCATCATCTGTTGTCTCCCATTCTTTAGCTCCGTTGTCAATGTCTTCTTGTAGTTGAGGAGCCAGGAGACCTTCATATTTAGAATAATCTCTAGGGTATCTAGCAGGCCAAACGAAAGGTCTGTAGTTACGTTCAGCTAGTTTACGATAGACAGTAAAGGTAGTTTGAGGAGTACCTAAGATGCAAATACGGGAGTCATCTTTAGGAGTAAGGATAGATTCAACTTCAGTAGTTAGTTGTAGGAGCTTCTCCCGCATGAGCTCTGTCATTGAGTTACCGGGAACCTCGATGTCGTCTAGTACCATCAGATCGGCGCGGCTTCCGGTCAGCTGTCCAGTGATTCCGACGCTTTTTACGCTCGGAGCCTGGTGAGGGGAGCAATTCACATCGAAGCTTATTCGCGACCATCTTGCACCATCGTCTTTGGGCCGTAAATGAGAAAGCCATGGAGTTTCAATAATTAGTTTTTGTAGGAAGATAGACATGTTGTCAGCTCTCTCTTTAGAGGCTGAGATAATCATTATCTTTTTTTCAGGATCCCTGAAGAGTTGCCACAACACAAACGCACCCGTGATCCAGGATTTTCCCACTCCACGGAAGGCTTGTATTTGGAGACGTTTGGGTCCATGTTGTAAGTAATCCGCGATAGCGTATTGAGCACGAGTAGGCGAAGGGAGATCAAGTTGTCCCCACATCGCCTGAAGAAAGAGTTTAAAATCGTCTCTAAGGAGGTCTAAAGTGTTCATAGGTTAATATATACATAGAGGTGGATAGAGGACCCTTGTAGGTCCTCCTAGGTATCACTGAGACATGAATAGTTGTTTAAGTCCGTTCCATCCATCAGTAACTACACGTTGGATAGTTTCGTAGCCTCTTTCAGAAGATGGGTTAGCTTTTAGTCGTTCTACCTTTTCACGTTGACCAGGACGAGGTACATTAGGTCCATTTTTACCGTAGTGAAGTGGATTTAAGAGTCGATCTCTATTCCAACCTGTAACAGTACCGTCAGCTACTGCTGTACCTTCAACAGTACTGACAAGTGCATCACCAACAACAGGTACTTCACCAACTATTGCACCAGTTGCTTCTGCAAGACCTTCTGCAACCTCACCTTTAGCAAATGCCTGACCAGAACTAACAAGACCAGCGACTAATGGAGCCAAAGGAAGTGCTTGTAGGGTTCTACGATTTACTTTAGGAATATCTACTTTAGGTCCACTATTTTGTACATCACGAATAATTGCATCACCAAGAGTTCTTCTGTTGACTGGTAGGCGTCTACCTTTATTAGGACCACTTTCTACAGTTCCTACAGAATTTCTAAGTCTTTCTGATTCAGTATCACTTGACAAGAAATCACGGTTACGTTGTTGAGCATCATTATGTGTAGGAGAAACAGACCTTGATCCTAAAGACTCCAACATGAATTCATCTGCACCACCTTGTACATATTCCATGTAGTTTCGGAAGGCAAACTTCCTATCATCCATGTTCATGCCTTGAATTCTTTCGATTAGAGCTTTTTGATGTTTAGTACCTTCGATACCATTTTGTCTCAACCAACCGTGTGTAGCAGTATGTTCCGCTTTAGGGATAACAATCTCAGGGTTGCCTGGTTGATTACCTAGACTCCAACCTTGTTTGTTTGCCCAGGTGACAAACTCTTTTTGTTCTTGTTGGGAAAGTCCATCAAAAAATGGAGTATTTTGAATCAAAGAAATACGGTGATGAATCTCCTGACCTGTACCTGCTTTTAGTTCTGTACGGAGACTTTTATCTGTAGTTCCTCTTGGTTCTACAGTATCACCGACACCCATTGATTGAGATCTTTCCATCTCAACACGTTTAGCGTTTCGTATATTACGTTTGTCTTTATCGACAACAGTAAATCCACGTTTACTTTTAGCCGCTTGTTGGATAGTAAAAGTACCTTCAGGTCCTTCGTATTGACCTATGAGAGTATTAATCTCTTGAGGTGTTTTACCTTTAGCAAATAAATTATCAGCGGCTGTTTCCCACTCTATTTTACTTTTATATGTAGACATTAAAAAAGCCCCTTTCGGGGCGGGTAGTTATCGTATGTGAGATAGAATTAAATTCTCCCTTAGTGGACAGGTTCCAAATGTTTGTCTCATCCACTGGAGCCAATTTCTACTTCCTTTGGCCTGATTACACTTATGACAGGCACAGACAACATTCGAGGTAATGTCTTCTCCGCCACGAGAGCGAGGATGTACATGATCGAGAGTAAGTAAGTTAAGGTCATAAGTTTGTCCGCAATAAACACAAGTAGAGTTAAAATGTTCCTTAATAGAGCGCCTCCAAAGACGCTTTGCTTCAGAAGATGTCATAGCTATTAAGTTTTGGGTGTAGTAATCAGGTGAGGGAAGTAATGGAGTCATTTCTTAGCGTATTTTTTACCCTTTCTAGGGCGTGTTCGGTTCTTCGATGCCTTCTCGCATTTACCAGACTTAGGTCCAGTATGAGATGCATCTTCTCCTTTTTTGCACTTAAGTTTATTTCTAAGACTTTGTGCACCGCTAATTAGTTTCTTACCCTTCTTTGTTTTGTTGTATCGAGCCTGCTGCTTAACACGTTTGGCTGCAGCCTTAGGATTCTTTTTGTAGTAGTTAGACGTTTTTCCTGCCATAGAGTCGAGATTGTACTAATTCGGGATCAACAGTAGGCATTAGTTTTGACAACTTATCCAGCGGGTTACCGTCATAAGCGACGCCACTAATGTCGTTAGTTTTAAGCCAGTCGCAGGCAGCCTTCAGGTCTTGTGTAGTAGCCTCGCCCGACTTAATACGAGCGAGGAATTCTTTAGTCACAAGGCCATGAAGTTCATTGAACTGGTCTTCAGTAGCCTTCTTTTTCATTGATAATCAGTTAGTCGGGAACATGCCCAAGTATTAGATGAAGCGTAGTATTGACAAACCATATCTTGGTGGAACACCACAGTCCCATCCTCAGGAGAGGAAGGGAAAGGGAAGTTCCTAGTCTGTACTTTTTTCTTTTCTACAGTCATACATCTACCTCAAAGCGGAAGTTATAATCAGCGATACCATTTAGGTTGTTTGTAATTACCTGACAGGCATCAAAGACAACACTGGCTGGGCCAGGCTCATTTCTAAGGTCTAGTAGTTGCAGACGATAAGTTTGAACAAGGTCATAGACTTGAGTATCATTATCTTTGTAGTAGGCGCTTAATTGATCACATTGAATCAACGCCTCGTTAATCATAATCTTCAGTTCAGTAGCATCATCCTTCTGGGCATCAGCAGGTGAGCCACCACCTGGCAATTCAGAGTCTGGATCTTCAAATGGAATGATTTGACCCTCCAGTGCAATAAGATCAAACCACTTCTTATCAGGCTTACTGAATGCTGAGACATTACGTTGTGCTTTAGCTACACCACGTGCTAGAGGATCAGTAGGAAGTTCATAATCATCATCAGGATAAAGCTCATTCTGACCATCACGGTTGATGTACGGCATGACAATTATGCGTGCAAAACCACCGGTCATAGTAGACCAGCCTGTCTTATCAATATTACATTCGTAATCGAGAGCGATAATAGTTCCACCAGTGTCAAAGGACATCTGATTAAACTTAGATAAAGTCAAGTTAGAAGATCTATTAGCAAAGATTTCGGAATTCATCGGCACAGTAAGGTTGTGCGTCATAGCACTACCCATTTGATCCTCTAGACCAGAGTCCCAAGTAGCACCTGAGATTCTCAGCTTATTTCTGATGTAACCACGTACTGCTCTAATGTTCCCAACAGTATGAGGAACGTCAGGGTTAATGACTAGATTAGAGTAATAGAATACCCAAACCAAAGCAGCATTAGCTTCAACAGGCATGGTTACATATTGAGTATCTTGAGACCACAGAGGTCTGGTTGAACCTTCCCTGAATGTTTCCTGCTTAGGCTCACCCATGGTGATGTACATAGGTTCATACACTGATGCACGAGACTGTCCGTTTTCATCAATAGGAATAGGAGCCGTCTCAATGATTACATCAGTTTTATTTGCATGAACAGAACCATCAGGCCAAATTGCTAGACCACGCCCAATCTTGACTGAACCAAGAGTTGTTGTAGTAGCAACGACTTGAGATCCTGCAGGACCTTGCTGACCGTCTTGTCCAGGAGGACCCTGAGATCCTGCAGGTCCACGAGGACCTTGTGGTCCAGTAGCACCATCATCACCTTGTGGGCCTTGTGGTCCCTGAGGACCAATCATGACTGTACCAATGTCGATCCAAGAAACGTTATTCCAGACCCAGCCATGGCCAGTATCTTCAGTAATCCAGATTTGATCTGGGAATCCAGGAGTAGGAAGGTCTGAGGGAGTAGGAACAATGCCACCAATATTCAGTTGTGCGTCATCACCTTTATCTCCCTTAGGACCCTGCGGACCCGTAGGTCCGGCAATACCGAAGGTTGTATCAAGTTGACTGACTTGCCATGTGTTATTTGATTGTGTGTACTTAGCTAAAAGATCACCTCTGACGATGATGTCACCATCAGAGGGATTAGCTGGATATTGAAATGACATTATTTAGTTAGTAGTTTTAGTTCAGCTTCAACAATCCTTTTAGCTTCCTCAGTACTAACAATGTTTAGTTCTGGGATAGCTTTGTTTGTTCCATACCGATCGATCATTTCTTGTTCAGTGATGATCTCAGGATCGTTCCTATCGTAAAAGTTATTCATGCGTCTCCTGTTTTGAATGTATTGAAGATAGACTCAACACTGTTGGCGTTGTCTGAGTAATATGCAACCTTAACCTGATAATAAGTATTAGCCTCTAGAATAGGCTTACCAGACCAGGGAGTAGCGCCATCCTGAGAGGCGTTAGCGTCGAGGTCGATGTATTCACCAACAACAGTCCAAGGTCCTGACTGTGAGCTGCTCTTTTCTAGCGTCCAGACACGTCTAGTAAGCGATGCATCTGTCCCTGTAACTGCTGTAGTTCCACCATTCATAGAGGTGAACACAACGGCAGTAGGAGAAGGGGCAGAAGGTGTAATCTCAGCACCTTTGATATTTAGTCCTGTCTTCCAAGTACCCGACACTCCATCAATTAGTAGGGAACTACCGTCTACACCCATCACATCGGTTGCAGAGGCTTCTAGGGTAGGGAGGGAGACGTAGGAGTCGCCAAGGTTACGGATGCCTTGGTTAATCATAAGTTTGCCGTCAACGCGAATTGCAAAAGCATATACAAATGTCGCAGGGGCACCATCGGCAGCGGCGGAATCAATACCTTCAATTTTTATTGAATTTAAAGTTCCACTACCACTATCAACTGTTACCCATTCAGGAGTAACAGAATCAAGACTTTGTGTAAAACCAGGGGTATCACTTTCGTTGATATAAATAGCAACACCTGCCATTTGGAGGTAAACTTCAACGCTTGTTGTGTAATCAATATCTATGTTGCTGATCGTAAGAGAAACATTTGCTGTTTCGCTTTGTACAACAGTGCTAAGATCTCCGTCAAATAAATTCTCAGGACCCATACCTGCTGCATATGCACCAGATGATAGAGCTGCGTTGTTGCTCCAAACCTGACTATCTTCAGCAGCGTCCACGAGAATCTTGCCGTCAACTTCAAAAGCAATGGCACCAAAGTATTTGTAAGCTGCTCCTGTAGTGTCAAGAGTCGCCCAGCTAATTGAAGAAATTGACGAAACTCCAGTAATTGTTTGCCAGTCCGTAGTTTCTGACAACTGTGATGTTACATCTGTAGTGTTAAATTTCAGCAAATTGACTTCACTTCCCAAGTTAATACTACCTTTTACTCGTAAAGTAGTTACAGGGATAGGTCTATCAAATGCGCATGTAATAGTTTCAGTATCTGCCGCATAAGAAACTGTAGTTAAGTCACCATCAAAAGCCAAACTGGCTGGCGAAGCGGAGTTATCATTGGCGACATTTTCGCTCCAAACCTCACTTTGGTTTGACACATCCCACTTACCACCATCAACAACCATTTGGCTGTTGGCGGCGTCTACGGAGATGATTTTAGCGCTGCTATAAGGTACAGCATTGCAGCTTAAATAATAGTTATCAGTATTATCAGAAGTAGCTGCATTAAATCCGATGTACCAATATTTGAACGGTCCTCCTGTAGCGGTTCTAGTTGTAGCTGTTTGACCTGCTGGTGACTGTTCTAGCTGTTCCCAGGTAACTCCATCTGCAGAACAAGCGGTCATAATATATGAACCTTGAGTTGTAAATTGAATTGAAGTGACTGGGTATTCCAGCTCAATCATCTGATAAGTAAAATTAGCAGATACATCTGGCGTAAATACATTATTCCATTGGTCAGTTGACGCACTTCTAATTTCAGCGTAGGAAATGGTTGGCAAGTTATTTCCGAAATCTGTTGGCAATCCCTGAGGTGAACTGTGGATAATAGAAGCGCCTGATTGATTAATATTTATTGGTGTACCACTTGGACTTTCCTGCACCACGTCACCAGCACTGAAGTACTCCAGATCTGTTGAATCGGCGAAGGTGAGGGTAATAGCAGGGGCAGTCCCACTAACACTCACAATCTCACTCGTCTGTGGCGTCACCAGACCACCATTCTTATCCGTCATCGTGATTGGACCAACCATGTTGGCTAGTTCAGTCGAGTCAGTACAGGTGAGAGATGCTCCGTAAGACGTTTCTTTGACGAGCTTGGTGTCTCCAAGATTACGAATGCCTTTGTCTTGGAGGACTTTGCCGTCTATTTTGATACCCAGCAGACCTGTAGCACTACGATCACTTGACATAGTTCCAACAATTGTGTCAATACGACCAAGACCAACTTTAGAAGTTACATCAACAAAAACCTTTGCACCACCAGTAAATGGAACCAAGTTATCACTTCCATTAATTGTTACGGTGTTGGTGTAGACATCAGAAGTATCAAACGCAACTTCAATAGATTGAGTAGCAGTAGGTCCATTAGACCAGAAGTTATAACTAAAGTTACTACCACCATAAGTGTCTAATGAACCATCAAATAATGCGCCGTCTGTACCGTCTGAACTGCCGTAACTACTCCAAACCTGACTGTCTTCAACAGCGTCCACGAGGACTTTGCCGTCAACTTTAATACCGCCAAATGCAACTTTACCACTTGTTGTGTCGCTAAACTGCATAGTATTGATAGTACCTGTACCTGTTGCAACAGTGATCCAAGCACTAACTGCATTCATTGCGACAGGAGAACCAGTATTTACAATAACTTGGTTAAAAGTGCTTTGATTATATACTTCCACACTTGTAGTGAAAGGAATGCCGCCGGTTGGAGCAAAAGTTAATGTGTCTCCATCGCCACTTCTACATTCATTAGAGGAATCAATAATTCCGTCAAATGCATATTCAGGACCACGATCAAAAGTTCCAGAAGACGTGAGTGAATTACTCCAAACCTGACTTCGGTTTGATGCATCCCACTGACCACCGCTGACAGTAATGCTTGGGGCGCTCTCGTCGATGGAGATGATTGAAACATTGTCGTATTCTATTCCTGGTGCGACAGAAGGGTCTACCAATAGTTTTCCGTCAACTGTAATTGCCGCAAGATAGGCTCCAGTAGTGTTTCTAGCGACAGTAACTTTGCTTAATTCTCCACCAATCGAAGAAGCACTGATATCACTTACTGCCCCATAAGCTTGAGTACTTGTTGGTACATTGTAAGTTTCATTTAATCTAATTGCTCCTTCGTATTCAATAAGTGCGTTAAGCGTAACTTTATCAGTAACTTTAATTGGAGTGTCTAGAGTAAATACACACTCATTATCAGGTCCACTCGATATTGGTGAAATAAAGTTATCAACACTAGTACCTAATCCAACGGTACCGTTAAAAACATTGCCCCAGTTACCCTCAGCAGTTGTTTTAATGATGCTCATAGAAACATAATCACCTAAGAAGTAATTAGGATCCGGTTCAATCTGAACCACATCACCAACCTGGAAGCAGTCGAATCCCTGGTCACTCGGAAAGGTGAGTGTTGGTCCTACAGCTGCAGGAGGAGTTCTGGTTTGATTGATAAGTGTATACCACTGATTATCTTGAGCCAGAACTTGTATTGTCAAATCATTGTTAGCATAATCTCGCAATTGCAATGTAAGTGTACTTGCGGTTGCTACAGAAAATTCGTCAAAAATAAAGGAATAGAAACCATTGTTTTCAGTATTGTCGTCTTCACTTTGAACATAAGCATTAGTCTTGTATTCGCTAAATGGAGCAAAAGCATCACCACTGTCTACTAATCCAGATAATGCAGGAATAACATTTACACTATCTACATTAAAAGCAAACAATGCGGCACTGGTACTACCTCCTGAATAAAGAGCAAAGCCTCTGATTCCAGTTATGCCAACAGCATCTATTCCAGCTTTGATGTCTACTGTATTAGCTGTAGCTTCTGGACTGGGTCCTGCCAGTACTTGTCCAGCGGGATTGGCTTGGTTTATTGTACTAACACTCTCAATCAACTCAGTTTCGCAGTTACTAACACCACCAGCACCAACAACAGTGATTGGACTAGAGATAGGGTTATAAGGTACTCCAGTGCCAATACCGGCACCATTAAGTGGTGTCAGTACTTCTACAGGCTCTTCAAATTCACCAGTAGGTCCAGCACCAACCTGATCACCAGTTACTTTATATTGAACTCCGTCTCGTTCTACGAGAAAGAGATCAGTGTCTAATACTTGTCCCATGTTTTTGTTTTCTACTTTGTATTGTGTACTCTCCCTCTCAACTAAAAAGAGGTCATTGTTTTGTAATGTAGTCATGGCAATGTAGGGAGAGAGACGAGACTAATAGACAAGTTTTTATTCTGAAAGACAATAGGAAGTGAAGCGGTAAGGTCTGCAAGACCATCAATTACAACATCACCTTGCTGACCATTAACAGAGGTAACTCCTCCAGAAGGACCAGGAGGGCCTGGTTCACCCTGTTCACCTTGAGGACCCTGTGGACCTAAGTCACCCAGTGAACCATAGTTAATCCATTGTTCTCCATTCCAACCAAGAGCATCCTGACTTTCAGGACTACCTCCTCCAGGGAATCCAGTAATAGGAGCTACTGCAATATACAGAGCACCTACAACAGGCGATGTAGGGACAACGTCATCCCAAGCACCAGGACCAATCTGACCGATAACAGCAGCAAAGCCAGTATCACCTTGTTCACCCTTCTCACCATTAACACCGTCCTGACCTCTGGGACCAGTATTCACATAGGCAACCCAAGCATTAGCTGCAGGCTCCCAATATGAATCCCAGTATTCTCTAGTATTGATCCAGAGTTTACCTGGATTCTCAGTACCATCATCAGGTAAATTTGCAGGAAGTCCATCCTGTACATAAGGATCTAGACGTGCTGAGATAGCACCAGTAGTAGGTACAGACTTATTGTCCCCATCTGTATTCCAGTACCCTTGTTCTTGATCCTCACGGTATGTGGTGTCATTTGGAGGATCTTCATCTAAGTATCGATCGCGTTTAGAGACACTCTTCTTGCCCCAGTAATCAAATTTTAGATCATTAAGCGTGGAACTTAGTTCACACCTACCATCCTCAATACCAGCACGAAGCTGATCAAAGTTGGCATTAAGGTCTTGTGCTCTAATAGAGCTACCAGGGTAGAAGGTAGCTTCAATAGTAGCAACATTGGTTCTACGTCCAATAACGATGTTATAACCTTCTGCGTTGGTGGGACGAGGAGGTGCAGTTAGAAACCTAATAACAGTAGGTCCTGCAAAAACATATCTATTCGTTTGTTCTATCCAAGCTTGTTTTAGATCTTCGTATAGCCAGACGATAACATCATCTTCATCAGTATAAGTAAACTGAAAAGTGAAGTCAGTCTGACTACCGTTACCTGAGTATGTAATTTTTGTATTTTCGCAGGGATTGTAAGTCATTAGTTACTTGTTTTTCATGATGAGTGAATTTGCATCAGCTTTGTCTGTTTTACCAGCGTTATTCTGCATAATTCGACCTTGACGTTTATCTTCAATAACCTTCTTCACTTCAGGCATACTCTTAATTCGTGCCCATGCACGCATCTGTGCACGCTTCATGATGAGGTTAATAC